TCAGAAGGCAGGTTGTATTCGTACACCCCGGCCGTCAGCACCTGCTGGCGCTGCTCAATCGTCCAAAGGTTCAATCCACGGTTCGCCCACTCAGCAAAGATGATGTTGAGCGACCGAATGGCCGTTTTCATGTCGTAGCCAGCCCTGACCTCGATGCCGCAGCGCTCGTACGCTTCGGCAATCAGATCATCAAACTGAAGATCAAAGTTGGCTACGCCTGAAGTGGTCATGGATTAGCAAATTTTGGCTGTACGGGCACGCGCAGCGCCAACGCCACGCACTTGGACTTCTTGAGAACCGCCGCCGCCAGCGCTGCCGCCCTTGGCGAAGCCGCGTTTGGCAATGCCCTCACCGCGCATTGCTGCGCCGCCATGAGCATATTTCTTGGCCTTGGCCTTCTTCTCGGCCTTTTCTTCCATCATTGTTTCCATGCCCTTGAACGGCATTGCTTTTGCTGATTTCTTCATGGTTTCACCACCTTTTTGAAATTTCCTGCCCTTGCTGGCCTGACTAAACTCCATCGCCACAGACTGTGGGATGCCGACTTTCTTTGCGAATGCTGGATTGTGCGCTGCCGCATCCATCAATCGCTTTTGTTTTGCGGTTTTTGCTGGCATATCAGACCTTCACAATCCAACCCTTGCCAACAACAAACCCAACTGCCAACAGGCCGATGAAGATGAAGACCTTCTCCACAATGGTCTTGCCGACCTTCTTGTAGAACTCGGAGGACATCTCTTCAATGGCGAGCTTTGCCGCTTCTTTGGCAATCAAACGCTCGCGCTCTGTCAGTTCAATATCGGCCATATCAACACTTCCATTTCCGAAGGCTCTTGTTGATCCGGCTATCCGGATCTTTTGCTGTTTTTTCGCTCGTCAACTTCTTTTTCATGCCCGTCATCCGGGCGCAAAATGAATCTTTCCGTGACCCGCCTTCTGGCTGAGGAGGCTTCAGGTTCATGCCCTGCTTTTTGGCAGAAGCCCGACCCTTGGCGTTTAAACCACCGGTCGGGCTCTTGCCCTCGGCTCTTTGCCAAGCTGGCGTTTTAGCCATTTCAGTACATCTTGCAAGGCTTGTTGCGAGCTTGGCCTACACCGCGAGGGGAGAATGAGCTAGAGGGCTTTGGGCCACTCTTGCGAGCGACCTGTTTTGGGCCACCCTTGCTCATGTCCTGCTTGTTGGCACCGGCTTGAACTTCACCCTGATACTCAGGGATTGACATTTTTGCTGCACGTCCCATGGTGGGCTCCTTATCCGTAGAAGAACGTAACGGAAGTCACGTTCGTGAGAGTCAAATAGGGATCGGCCTCAAAGCGAACCCCATCAGCGGGAACCAAAATCATCATACAGCCCGTGCCTGTGGTATTGGCAGGGGTGTCGAGTTTGATCAATTCAGTGCCCCCGGTACCGCCATCTTTAAACGACACAGACCCTGCGGTCGTGCCATTTACAAGATAGATGGCCTTGACACGGGCACGCGGCGTTCCGATGCCAGAAGCACCGGTGGCCGTCATGTTTTTTGACTTTACGTCATATTGAAAACCCATGGTGGCCTCCTATTAGGCGATGGTCACGCCCTGTGATCCGGTGATGGCCCAGCCTGCGGCGGTGTACATCAAAGTGGCGGTGTCGCCCACTGCGGTAAACGTGATAGTGGAGAAGCCAATCTTGGTGGTGGGGGTCAGCACTGCGCTGCCACCGTCCACAGTATGTGTAATGACCTTGACCTGACCAGCAGCGCCATCAGCCAACGTCAGAGCTTGCGATGAGCCCGTGGTGGTCAAAGAAGTCAAGGTGTTGACGATGTCCACTGCGCCCGCGCCGGACAGGGATTGAACGCCTACAACCATAGCCTTGCCAAACGAAGAATTGACAGTTACTGCGCCGGTAGAAGCGTTTTTGGTGATTGATTGAAAGCCATTTTCAGAACGAACTGGCCCGGTAAATGTGGTATTTGCCATGATGTGTCCTCACATGCGAGTGGTAGCGTATCTGTCTGCATGTCGTCAGCCGGGACTGTCAGATACACCGGAAAACCCCGGAATGGGACCAATATACACGATTTTTATTTCGTGTCAAGATATTGGAACACCCACCCTGCCATTTTTCCCCGAGAGATAGATTTGCCTGATTTAAGCGCCCTGTCTACCGTCGGCGGAGCAAGGTCGTACATCTCACGTAACGCAGTAATGCTACTAAAAATTGTTCGCTCTCCTTGAGGGGAAATAGCCAAAACAGGGCGGGACATTTTCAGACGTGCCTCTTGCGTGTGTTCCCGGCCAAGCCAATGCATGTGACTGCGCCCTGCTTCAATATTTGCACGAATCTTGGCCCGCCCAGCCTCCGTCACCTTTCTACCTGCCGCTTTAGACTTTCCGCGCTGCGCGGCACCGATCTTTTCTCGAACTTCTGGTGCAACCTTTTTGCCGTAGCGGTAATGGTTTTCCCCTGCTGCTTTCCCTGTTCGGTTTTTACTTAGTTTTTGTTTGCTGGCAACAGTCATTTTCATGCCAAGTCTAGATAGTTCAGCATGCTGATTTATGTTGTAGCAGCTTGGGCTGCCCACATGTTGGATCAGGTAGGTCTCCTCTACTTGAAGCTGCGATGACCCTTCTGGAATCTCCTTCAAGATCTCAAAAACAAACGCCTCTTCCCCGTATTTATTCCATGCCGCCTGCAAACGGGGATTTTTGTGCACCCCTCGACGCAAATCGTATTTATGCTGCCACTCTCGCCGCGCAAATGAATCGGCGCTTCCTATGTAGTACTTGTTGTTTGCCATATTTGTAATCTGATAAATGACTGCCATGTTATAAAGCTCCTGAAAGTTGATGTGTGGGGGGAAGTGTATCATTCTTTTGCTGGATAACATAGGGCACATTAAAAAGGGCCCCGAAGGGCCCTTTTATTGGTACTTTTGGAACTAATTTCAGGTCGAACCTGAGGAACCATAAATTCCGCGCGGATCCGACCAGCCGAAACTGTACCGTTCTCTCGCCTTGTACCGGACGTTACCTGTATCAAAGTCGCCTTCGAAGGCGGTTTTGATCGGTGAGCGTTGGAACATCTTCAAGCCGTTGGGCGCGTCGGTAATCAAGAACCAAGCGTTTGTATCGGTCAAGAAGTGGTTGACAGCGTAGCCTTCGGGAATCAAGCCCATGGACTTGATCGCGTTGACATCGTTGTCAGCGGTGGAGGTACGCAGAGTCGATTTCATCAGGCGTTCAGCGGTGAACTGAAGTTCCTTAGGAACGATCATCTTGCGGGCAGTCAGAGCGACCTTCAAACCACGTTCGTCGGTGAACGCTGCGATGTCGATGATGCCTTGCTCCAGAGAGGTTTCGTTCAAGTCAGCCTGAGTTGTAGGCGTATTGGCGAAGTTTGGACCCAGAGCGGTGGGGTGGTTGGTCGCACACAGAGCAACACCGTCGCCGCCAGCATATGCGCCGCCGGTGAAAGCATTGTTCAGGACGTTTGCGCCCTTGACCTGCTTGGTTTGAGACATGGAACGAGCCAATGCCTTGGTGTAGCGGCCGGACAAACGGTCGTAGAGGTTATCTTCGACAGCTTCTTCGGTCAACGCAAACGCCATGGCGATGGTTTCGTGGGTGTAGCGAGCAGTGAACGATTCCAAAGCGGTATCGTATTGAACGCCAGCGCCCTCAGTCTTCACTGGAGCAGTGCCAAAGCCGGTCAACATCACCTCTTCTTCGAACGCACGGTCAGAGGTTTCGATGTCGAAAATCTCTTCGTGTTCGTTCTCATAGCGGTTGTATTCCATGCCAAACAAGGCATTCAGGCCCGGCTCAAGTTCTTTAACGAGTTGTGAACGTGTAATTGCCATGATTAAGCTCCGTCAGATGCAACACCGACGCTACCGTACTGGTGTTGATTAAGTTTCACAACCACTTGTGCATAAGTGCCCAATGCATTGTCAGGAGTTGTGGACAAGCCAACAATCTTCATGGTCAATGCGGCAGTTTTTGCAATTGAAGCGGAACTGAGGCTACCGTTGGAAATACCAGTGGTGGTACTGCCAGTGGTAGAGGCTGTGGGGTCAGCATTCTTGCCAATATTGGCTTGAGTAACTGCACCATCAGCTTGGACCAAGAACAACTGGTTGGGATCATCGATTACTTCGCAATCAATGGTGCCAGAGGTGATGTCCACGCTACCGGGGTAGAAGTTTTTCCAAGTCGGCTTGCCTGCGCGAGTTGGGTCGTAGTATTGGCAGCCATTGAATACGCCTGTTGGGGCAGCATGCGTGGATGCGTCGTACTTGATGATGTAACCATCATAGACAACAACGAGGTCGCCTTGATAGATTGCTCCGGACTGGTTGTCAGCAATTTGGTAACCGTACTGTTTTTGTGCACCAGTAGCGGACAAGTTGCCAAGCGGACGCAGGCCAAAGGGCTTATTGGTATTTGCCATTTGAAGCTCCTAAAAAGTTGTGGATTCCGAGGTTTTTAGGCTCGGGGTCCGAAAGTCGTCCGTGAACTTCTTTCGGGATTTTCAATGCGCATTGTAGAGTGTGCGTTTTCTCGCAACATCTCGTTATCCACAGCAGTCATCTGGTCACGGGCCCTCTGGCGGAAGTAGGCATCACGTTCTCTAGCAGTTTCCAGAGGAATCTTGGCGAGGAG